AAAAGCTTCATTATCATCAGCTTCAACAGCTTCAGTTAACTCAGTTAATTTTGCAGCTTCAGTTGCAGCCAAACCTTTACATGCTTCACGGATTATGTCTTGTCTTTCATAAGCTTTCACTTTTTCTGACAATTCAATACCCTTTTCAGTTGCATCATTTAGTTGAGACTTCGCATCTTTTGCTTCTTCAGATAGGGAATCTAAAATATCTCCCGCATCATCAGGAACATTGATGTGATGTTCACTAAATAATTGACCTAGTGATTGTATAAATGATTCAGTGATTTCAGACTTCAGAGAATGCTCAATTGCAACCTCGTTATCCTTCATCCAATTTTCAACGACATACGTTAAGTACCCGTCTACTTTGTCAACTAAATCTTCTTTAATAGCTTCAACTTCGCCAGCCAAATCGGATTCATATCTTTCTTCCAATTTTGCTGTTTCAGCATTGACTTTTGAATTTAATGCAGCTTCAAAGATAGTAGCAGCTTTCTCTTTAAAGCCTTCGGACAATGTGTCCTCGTCTTTAACTAGTGCGTCTAGGTCTTCCTTAAATTTACCCTTTGTCTCAACTACATCACCTTCAGTACCGTCGTCAGCTTTCGCTTTCTTTTTCTTCAACGGTTTTGCTTTAGGTTCTGGTTGGTCTTCAGTTTTAAGGTCTTCCTTTTCTACTTTTTTAGCCTCTTTCTTGGATTTTTTACTTTCCTTTTTAGAGTCTTTACCTTCTACTTCTACATCTCCTTCGTCTTCATCGCCTTCATCGTCCTCTTCTTCTTCATCGTCTTCCACTTTAGCTTTCGCTTTAGCTTTTTCCGCTGCTTCAAAGATTTCGTCAAGGCCCTCTTTAGACATTTCAGCCAAAGAAGCTTGTATTGCTGATACTGTACGAGCTGCTGTTAGAGGCGCTTCTGGAATATCTAATTCCGGAGCTTCTACTTGCGTATCCTCCACAATAACCTCGTCTACAGTTTCAACTTCGTCTTTAATTACTTCAGACATTGTTTTCTCCTTTAGAGATTATAGTTCAGAGAGGAAATGCTCAAAACCTTTAGTTTGTCTCTCTTCCGAGAAACGAACCTTCGACTCTATCACTTCTGTCTCACCTTTTTCAAATGCTTGGACTTTAACATAATGACCTCCGCCATCATCTTCCCAATTAACTCCTTCCATAATGCCATTTACAAATGCATTAGGAGCTGATGGGTCTTGTACGATATCAATAGTATTAAGCATGAAATCATCCTTAACATAATTGGCACCGTCTTTAAAATCTAAACTTCCCATACCACGACTTGACACTCCAAGTTGGACGCCACCTTCAACCAAACCTTTAACAATTTGACCCATAGGGGTATCTAAAATAAGTGCTTTTCCCATCACATTATTACCATCCCAATTAAGTTCGGTAATTCTGTGAGAAACTTTATCCAAATTAATGGAAGGACTGTCAGGGTGATTCAACTCACCAACTGCACGCCCTGTAATAACCATTTCGTTAACAAATCTGTCAACGGCAGATGTTAAAACTTCCCTGGTATAAATCCTACCATTCTTGTTTTTATTCTCTGCTTGCATAAACACGCCTTCTAAGAATGTATTCTTCTTGCCACCCGTGCCTTCTTCAATAACGCATCCCAGCTGGTGGGCTGTATATTCTGTGATTAGCTTCATTTATGCTCCCATTAATTTGATGAATTCTTTGACTGCCTTTTCGGCGTCTTTTGCAGAACGATATTTATCTAGCTTCTGTCCATCTATATACAGATTAAACTTGCTAGTAATGACCGCAGTCACGTTCTTTTTCTTTCCAAGCTTGGTTAATTGCTTGATTACCTTTTCACCAGAAGGTAATTTTAATTTAGCTTCTATTACTTCATTAAAAGATTCTTTAAACGTCAACATCTGTTGCTTCTTCTCCTGCTACTGTCTCCGCAGCAGGTTCCTCAGCTACTGGAGTATCGTTATTTGATGCTCCGTACATCTGTGAAGCAACTTCTTGTTTTTGTGAATCCAACGCATTCAAAATTTTGTCATGCATAATGCTATTAAATACATTATTGCTCTTTTGTGCGTCACCCTTTTTTATATTATCAATTAAATTTCTTGTACTCATAATCCTTGTATAGTATTTATAATAATGTTATTTTCAGGAATAATTATATCGGTGCATTGGATAAATCTGGGTTAATATCACCAGGCTCCAGTGGGTCATCGATATTTTGCTTGTTAATATCCTTAATTTCATCATCAGTCAACTTAAGAATATTACGGCGTACCCAGTCTTTAGACCAGAACAGACCAATATATTCGTCCATCATCTGAATTGTTTCTATTCTTTCTTTTAAAATCTCTGAATCTTTAAGTTCAGCATAGTAGTTATCACGTGAGTATTCAACGTGCATGCCTTCCCTTATATTAACCCAGTCACTTGGGACAATAATCTTTTTGAGAACTAATTGTCTTTTTAGTATCTCATAAAACATTACTGAGAATTTGTTACGAATTCGGTCTATAAACTTTTGAAATTTAAGCTCATCACGAGTAATTTCTGAGGAACGACCAACTGAAAATGCATCAGCTTCTTGTAGCCTGCTCATTGGAATGTTTAAAGCCCTATATAATTTGTTTTGGAAGTATTGAACATCTTCAATCTCACCAAGGTTTTGTCCACCTGGAAGAGTAGATATCTCAGTACCACGACCACCCTCTCTACGTGGTAGCCAAAAATCTTCCATGACATTGCGATGAACCTTTTCATCTTTAAGATTACCAGTGGTTGGGTCATATACTATCTTATTGCGATACCTATTCATAGTATTGTTAAGGTATTCTTCCGCCTTGCCTTTAGGTAGGTTACCAACATCTATATAAAATATTCGCCTCTCAGGTGCTCTTGAAATCCTGTAGATGACTAGAGAGTCTTCCATCATACTGAGCTGATTTAAAGGTTTAAGAGCTTTCTGCAAATAACCAATAACCTTATTGCGTTCATCATTTAATAGACCTGAATTAACTTGAATAATAGAGTCAGTATGGATTCTTAAACCTTCTCCTTGTTGGACTAGGTTCTCATCTTGATATATGTAGTATTCATCTCCCTCTTTAGTAAGCTCTGCTCCTGTCTTAGGGTCTTTAACCTTTTCAACTTCCTTAACCTTACGGATTCTAGTCGGGTCTATCTGTCTTAGTTCAATTATACCAGCATCTATTTTGTTATCATTAATAATAACATGAAAAAATAAACGACCATCAGTATACCAACGTCTAAATAAATCGTATGCTGAATTTTTAAAATTAATTAGATTTAATATTCTAGCAAATTCGTCTTGGATTAATTCCTTAACACTATCCTTTTGTTCAAGGTTATCCATATTTAGATTAACAATAATTCCACTCTCTTCTGTAATAGCTTCATTACAAATATCTTCAATCGCCATATCTACTTCCGGGTAGGAAGATATCTGACGGTATTTCATTACTAAATCTCTGTCTGATTGGAATCTATCTCCCTGTAAGTCCATATACTGACCGAAGTATCCGCCAGTGGGAGAAATTTCATATGCACCATCCTCATTGTCTAATGCGAATGATACTGGTTTCTTTTTATCGTCTACGGCTTTTCTTTTAAAGCTAAAACCGAATAATCTATTGTTGTCTTTTGCCATTTATATCCTTTACACTCTTTCTTAAATATTATTTATAACACTTAAGAAAGAGTGCCCGAGGGCACTCCTTAAGTTATTATGATGATTTACGTTGTCTTATTAGATTCCCAATATTGAACTTGTAGTTCAACTGTGAACTCCTCAATAACATTTTCTTGGCTATAATCAACAGCAATCTCACCGAGAGCTGATGGCCATGTGCCACGAATATCATACTTCTTTTTAACTGTACCATCTTTATCCAGTTGCTCAACGATCATATCAGCCATATAAGAACTTGGTTGTGTTAACCCAGTATTCTCTTGGTGTTGATTAATCCCGTTCATCCACTGTTCAAAAGAGTTACGTACATTAAAGTCAGTATCATTAATTACAGTTATTGACCAAGGGTCAAAGGTTCTATCACCAGCAACCTGTAAATTACGACCCCTAAAAGGAACGGCAATTGCTGCAATCGCGCCAGCTGGTAAAGTTGCTCCTTTACACATATAAGATGCTAAAGATACATCCGCCGTAACATAACTTGGAAAAGCCATTGTTACTTTGAATAGATTAGGTCTAGCACCGCCGCCAACTAATTTGGCTTTCATATCATCTACGCCTAAAATAGCCATCTTTAATTACCTCCTGCAATTTCACTAAACTCCACACCAGTTCTAGTAGCGATAAAGTTTAATGTGATATAGTTTATAGAACGAGCAGGTTTGATATAAATATCAGCAACAAATTTATTGGTATCAATAATTGCTCCTGTGTTATTTGTACCATCACATACTACTTTAAAGTCCGTAATACCTCTACGACCTTTAACATCCCTTAAGAAAGGTTCAACCATGTTTCTAAATTGAGCCCTTGTAAATTCATCATTAAATTCAAATAATGATGCTTTAGATGCTATACTAACCGCTTTCTCCAATACAATAAATAACCTACGTACATTAATTCTATCAAATGCACTTGGTTTAGCTTGTAATGTTTTGTCGCCAAATAACACTGTACCCTGACCAGGGAAAGTCACTATAGGGTTTACACCCGTTTTATATAGTGCATCTCTATCTGCCTGTTTAGGATTCCATGCTAGTTTAGTAACATTTCTAACGTTACCACGAGTAAATCCAGCCGGTGAGAACCATGCATCAGCAACTAAATCAGCGTTAGCCGTTAGTCCTGCTGTGGAACCTGCTGCACAAATCCAACGATATACATCATTGTATTTGTCATACACATATAAAGAACTTGAATCCGCAAAGCCATA